CCACTAATGAAATAGCATACGGAGCCGTCGTAGTTCCATCCCAATCACCCGTCGTCTGACTAAATCGTCGGGGGTAGCTTTGCCATGCACTATCATTGAGTATTCCATTAAAATTATTCCAAGGACCGTATGTTTCATTATTCGCCTGATTTTCCCACGAGGATGCATTCGTTACGTATCCGCTCGTCCCCGATTCGTCGTTTTGGGTCATCGCCACCCTCGGATACTTGATAAGTTTCTTGGAGCGGGGAAACTCTGTGACGACGTTAGAGTTAAGTTTGATGGAAGCTGTATTTGCTGTGTGGAGCATGTTAATATTCTTAGTTTCTGTGTTCCCACTCACCGTCAAATTAGACGAAATCGTTGCATTCCCACTCACCGTCAAATTAGACGAAACCGTTGCATTCCCACTCACTGTCAAATTGGAAGAAACAGTTGCATTCCCAGCGACGGTTAACGCACCACCCACTTCCACATTCGCGGTCGTCACGAGACCTGTCGTCGCATTGGAGAACTCTATAGTGTTAGATGTTATGTTTCCATAATTAGTAACCTGTTCGAGACTAATATTCGTAAGTTCGGAACCATCACCAATAAATTTAAACGCTTCCACATTTCCCGTAGCCACAAGACCCGTCGTTTGCTCGGTTAATTGTATAGTGTTCGAAGAAATATTCGATGTACTTAAAATGTCGTCTAAACCATACGATGTGACGATCGATACTTCACCAAGCGTAAGCGCGGTCATGGCGGCGTTACCAGATATGACTAACACGTTTGATCCATCATCATCTACAAAAAGATTCGAACCAACGCTTAAATCATGACCGGGGTCAGTATTTGAAATGCCAACATTTCCTTGGAAATATACTTCATCTACCGTGACGTTCGACCATTGACTTGATCCACCTCCACCCGTTGCGTTAATACCTGTGAGTTTACTACCATCACCTATGAAATAGGTTGCACTCACGTTTCCATCTACTACGAGCACATTTGATCCATCATCATCTACAAAAAGGTTCGAACCAACGCTTAAATCGTGACCGGGGTTTGTGTTTGCTACACCCACGTTTCCGTCAAAATATATTTCGGTCGTACCCGTCCATTGACCACCACCCGTTGCGTTAATACCCGTGAGCGCACTACCATCACCATAATATTTTGTAGCTTTAACACCACCATCTACTACGACTACATTTGATCCACTATCATCTACAAAAAAATTCGTTCCGACACTTAAATCATGACCAGGGTTAGTATTTGAAATGCCAACATTTCCGTTAGTATAATATATATCAGTCGTACCTTGCCATTGACTAGATCCAGATCCAGATCCACCTGTTTCGGCAGCCCATTCGGGAATACCAGCCGAAGATACCTTAAGAACGTGGCCAGTTGTTGAACTTATGGGGAGTTTGTCGAGTACGTTATTGGCACTGGCGTATAGAAGATCACCTGTCGCAAACCCAGACGTAATTCCAGCAGAATTTGAAATGATGGTTGCGTTAGAAAGGGCTACACCCGTTAGTGTCGTGCCATCTCCAAAATAATTGCTAGATATGACACTACCCCATACGTTTAATGTAATATCATTAGTAGTGTCTTGGGTTATGTTATTAGTTGTCATGTTGTTTTGCGTGTACCCAATGGTAAGTTGACCATTATGTGGCGATCCTGAAACGGTTCCATGGTGAATGACCGCTACGTTTTTAGTGGGGTATTGCATTATAAGACCCATATCCAGATTGGTACTCGTGTTATTGTTCGCTATTCCTATGATGCGATCATTCACGAGCATATTTTCTGAATTTATCGCGATCGTGTTTCCCGTGACGATTAAATTACCTACAACCTCCAGATTTGAAGATATAGTCGTCTTATTCGTTGTATGTGTTATGTGCGAATCGCGTAATTGTTTATTAGAATCCACGTAAGGAACGGTAGTCGCTGTCATTGCACCGATCGCCACATTACTTCCATCACCCGTGAAATACGATGCAGTCACACCACCACTCGCAGTGAGTGAAGTTCCCGTATTTGTTAGCTGAATCGTTTGTGATGTACTGGGACCATTCGTAGTAACATCTTGTAAGGTAGATACGGTGAGTACGTTAGTAAGACCTGCACCATTTCCTACAAAACTATTCGCGTATACATTTCCTAATACGTTTATATTACTATCTACGTCTACGTTTCCAGAAACATCTACACGTCCAGAGACGACGAGCTCCGCCGTTGAGTATACTTTACATGGTGATGTATTACCCATACTACTATGACCCGATGTGGTGCAATAATAGTATAAATCAGGCGCCCCCGTTTGAACAGTTAATATTAATTTATTAGCAACTGAATGATCAACACCGTCGGTATATTCAATGCCACCACCATGAGTACCTTGGGCAGTTGTAGATAATGCGAATACATGACCCGAACCTGATAGACTCGATACGTCAAAGATATATGTTTGATGTTCGTGTAATTCTAGCGCAGGTCTATCAACCCCGTCAATGTGGAAATAATTATTACTCACCGTAACAACAAACGTCTTCGTCGTACCCATGGTCGCCACATTACTCACGAGTGCGGTGGTAGATGATACGTTTCCGTCGATAGCAACATTACCAGAAGCAGTTAGGGATGTACCGGTATTTGTAAACTGAACCGTGTTAGAGGTCGTATTACCTTTATTCACCACATTATCTAAAGTCACGTTCGTAAGTTCGGAACCATCACCTATGAAAAATGATGCGTGAATGTTTCCATCAGCTTCTAATCCTTTTGTTGCGTTCGATAAATGAATAACATTCGATGTCGCATTACCTTTATTGACTACATTATCTAAAGTTATGTTTTCGAGTTCCGAACCATCACCTTTGAAATAAGCGGCTTGTATGTTCGATGTCGTGACATTACCTAAATCTGTTATGTGTTGAAGCGTTAATCCAGTCAGACTCGTACCATCACCTATAAACTTAAGAGCTTCCACATTTCCCGTAGCCACAATACCCGTAGTAGCGTTTGTTAAGAGAATGGTGTTAGATGTCGTATTTCCCCTATCGACCACTCCATCTAGATTAAAATCTGGAAACGTGGGTCCATTACCTCCCAGAGCTGTTTCTATATCACCAACACGTGTACTTAACGCACTGTGCTCAGTTGAGGTAGGTACGTTGGTTAGGGTCGAACCATCACCATAATATTTTCCGGAAGATCCTAAGACTATGTTATTTTGAACGTATAATTCACCGAGTACGTTAACATTAATTATATTTGTAGTATCATTTGTTATATCTGTTGCCGTAAGATTATTTTGGGTGTACCCGATCGTAAACTTATCCGTTCCACCGTGGTGTATGAGAGCTACATTCGCCGTCGGACGCTGCATGAGAATACCCACATCTGTCGTAGCCGTGGTATTATTGTTCGCGATACCTATGATCGCATCATTTATGAGTTTCGTTTCAGATTCAACGACAAAACGTTCACCTCGCATGAATATATTTCCAGTCACGTCCAGGTTAGAAGTGATAACCGTCGTATCTGTCGTTGTAGAAATGAACGAGTCTTTCAAAAAGTTATCCGAAGCTACATATGGAACCGCACCCGCAGTCAAACCATCAATTTTAACATTCCCACCTACTTCTATGTTCGCGGTGGAGACGAAACCTGTTGTAGTGTTTGTGAATCGAACAACATTTGTAGTTGCGTTTCCAAGATCGGTTATACCCTGTAACGTGAGAGTGCCACCACCTGTAGTCGATTCTAGGGCTGTAATCCGACTATCGTTCGAGGAAAGATCAGTCGTAAGATTGGTAATGAGGGCTGCCTGCACACCGTTCGCTGTTTCTAGGTCCGTAATTCGACCCGCGTTGCTCGAAAGATCAGTTGTGAGATTCGTGATCAGACCCGCTTGAACACCATTCGCTGTTTCTAGGTCCGTAATTCGACTTGCGTTGCTCGAAAGATCGGTTGTGAGATTCGTGATCAGACCCGCTTGTATACCATTCGCTGTTATTAGGTCTGCGATACGACCCGCGTTGCTCGAAAGATCGGTTGTGAGATTCGTGATCAGACCCGCTTGTATACCATTCGCTGTTATTAGGTCTGCGATACGACCTGCGTTGCTTGAAAGATCGGTCGTGAGATCCGTGATAAGATTTGATTGGATAGCATTCGCCGTTTCTAGGTCTGCAATTCGACCTACGTTGCTCGATAGATAGGTAGTGAGATTCGATATGAGCGATGCTTGTATACCATTCGATGTTATTAGGTCCGTGATACGATCTACGTTGCTCGTCACATCCGCTCGAAGATCGTTAATTAAAATCTCTTGTATACCATTCGCTGTTATTAGGTCTGCGATTCGACCCGCGTTGCTCGAAAGATCAGTCGTGAGATTCGTTATAAGATTCGATTGGATAGCATTCGCTGTTTCTAAATCAGTGACGCGTGGTGTAAGATTTGAGACGTCCGCCTCTAAAAATCCTATTCGTACGGCATTAGATGCCATATCTTGATCCAAGGCCACATCTAACCCGTTTACTTGTACGGCCGCGGCTTCGATAGTACCACTCGCCGTGAGTGAAGTACCTGTATTTGTGAATTGAACGGTATTAGACGTCACATTTCCATTATCTGTAATCGCTTGAAGAGTCGTGGCTATACCCGTAAGTTGGCTACCATCTCCTATAAACGTTGCAGCCGTGACATTTCCTGCCACGGTGACATTACCTGAAGCTATGAGAGATGTTTCATCATTCGTTAATTCTATCGTCACATTTGACTCTGCACCTTGTTCCGTTGCATTTTGAAGAGAAGTCAATACACCAACCAAATTACTTCCATCACCCCGAAACTCTGTAGCTGTGATTATCCCCGTGTCCCCATCGAGGACGATATTTGAACCGACCCCCACGTTAGATTCCACGTATGCGTTTCCGTTTACGTGTAAACTCGCATCAGGATCGGCTGTCGTAATACCTACTCTGTTATTTACGGTATCGACGAACAGGTGAGAAGAGCCTACTAAGAGATTACTCTCGATATCGACCTTCCCTGAAAATATATGGCTCGTCGTCTGCACCATTTATATTAACTTAGATAAAATGTACTGCATTTTATGTGAGTTAATGATTATTGGTTAAGAACAATGGCTTCCAAAGCAGCTAGACGCTCTTCTAAACTTTTTACCTTTTCCTTTTCGGCTTGGAGTTGACGATCCACTTCTTGAAGTGCCGCTGTGGCGATCGTCCATATGGCATCTTTGTTGAGGAACACAAAATCATCTATTTGTTGTCCATACACGAAAAGCCGATTACCAGCCACCACATTACCAAACTCGTCAATAGATCCAATCCATTCCGAGAGGTCTTTATCTACACGGATACTATGTTCGTCCACAATATCAGTGATAGTGACTAAATGTCCTATATCATCCTTATCAAATACTTTCAAGACCACATTACTATCAAGACCGGAAGTATCAAAGCTGCTAAAAGTGATCGTATTAGGAACCGAAACGTCCACCAACTCGTAAATGTTTGGAATGCATTCCGTTAGTAGGCGCGTGGCGTAAGGCAGAGTATCACGAACCTCTTGGGCGATGAACCCCCATACTGGTTCAACCCCACGTCGTATCTCATCAACATATTTATATTGTTTGGGTTTGAGTAGTCTTAATGTCTCTAAAGCCGTCCCATCTTCAACATCTACTATCTCTTTCTTGATTCGCGAGTCCGATGCGGTTATACTTCCTCCCATGCTGATAAAGTTAGCTGCCGTGACGATAGACGCAGATGCGTAGACGCTTGCACCGGTACCGACGCCATAAGAGTCGTAGTTCAGACTGGCACTGTTAAAGCTAAAATACGTAGAAGCTCCGTTATTTGTAAGAAACTCGTACCCCTCAATATGGAGTTTCGTGATAGGATTTGATGTACCGACACCCATAAGCCCCCCGGTGTCTTGTATGATAACCTTACCAGAGTTATTGTTTGATCGAATATACCAATCACCATTGGTATCGTAATTCGCGTGAGATACAGTTCCCGTACCACCTTTCTGCCACCGGAAATCAGTTTGGGTTACAGTCGGATAACTACCTACCGTTGCCAAAAATCCTAGACCAAGAGAACTTCGCATACCCGCAGCATTGGTTTTTCGGATGTAATTATCATTGGATGAATAAAATACAGTATCACCATTTCGTTCTTCGGTGTTATGTGAGACGTTTACATATTGCCCAAAGAAATAACGTCCTTCGATATCAGCGTTGCCATTTCGCATCACAATTTTACTTGCCGTGCTTGTAGTAGTTGCTTCGATTGTCGCAGAGTTTTGGAGACCGCTGATCTTGCTAGTGCTGAGAGTTGGAACGTCCGACGCTTGGATACCACTGAACGACGTCGCTTCGACGGTTCCGTGTACTTTAAGTTTATTCGTACCCGCCGCCCCACCTATTCCGACGTTGCCAGTTGAATAATATATATTATTGATATCGTTTTCATCCTCAAGCCATTTAGAATCGGTAAGTCCCGTAAGTTGAGAACCGTCGCCGTGATACCTTGTAGCGTGTACTCCCCCAGATATTTGTAAAACATTTGAATCGTCAACAAGATTTGTTAAACTTCGACCTATACCAACTGTACCGTTAGTATGATCAATACAGAATGTATCATTGGTATCATTCGTATGTACATTCCCTGATAAAAGCAAATTTCCGGGAACGATTTGAACACTCGTGGGAAGTGTCATTCTTATACTTTAATAACATAAAAAACATCTTTGCAAACGACGAATAGGTCGTTTGGAGAGAATGTGTATTTAATATCCAAAATTAACTGTATCACCTGTTCCTGACGGGCGTTCGATAGACGTAAGTTTTCCAGCTGATTCGTGTGAAATATACTCTACGAAAATGGAATATTTTCCATCTACACCCGTAGATGGTATATCTGTAGAAGGTTTTATAGTAATCTCATTACCAGTTGTCGCAACTGTCGAACTCCATGGATTTGTACTCGCATTTCCAAAAATGGACATAGGTCCCATAGCTATAGCTGTACTAGAAGAAGCGCTACCACCTCTTTCACCACCAGCTATATCCAGAATCATGGTACTGACCTCTTCATTGTCATTATCGAAAAGTTGTGCTATAATTTTTGCGTAAAATGAGTGATGTGTAAAAGTTAATGTTATAGTAGCATCTGCTATAGTTGTACCCTTAACAAGATCATTTTTATGACTGTATGTCTTTTTAGATACACTTCCTGAATTTGTGACGAGACCTCCTTCTATATATACATTACCAGTAGTATATATGTTTCCACTCGCTTGTATGACATTTGAATGAGAATCATCTAATATTAAATTCCCAACAGATACATTACCAGTAGTAGTTAAAGTACCTTGAATATGAACATCTAATTCTTCATCTGTTTTTATATTAACTTCAGTTGCATTTGTCGCTGTGGTTACGGTATGGCATAAAGTATATTTATCTGTCGATTCGTCAAAAAATGCCGCGACGTTTGAAAGATTGCCGGGTCGCGACATAACGTGTCCCAAATCCATACTGATTCCACTATCAATGTTTCCTAGACCGAGTTCGATGAGACCATCTTTAAACACTGTATTATCAACTAAAATATTAGCTATTTGGCCCGCGGACGTTACGTTTCCAGTGACGATGAGATCCCCATTAATGTTTAAATCACCGCTTGCACTTGAATTTGCACCCGAAAGACCCGTCAAGGTCATGGGTATTTCAGTTCTAAAAAGTTGTTTCGTGCTTTGATTATACGCCACGAATGTATTAGTCGTCGCTTGTGTGCCATCTTCAGCAAAAAAAGTAGATAATTCTAAGGGTGTGAGATAAAAGCCACCTGCTTTTGTTGCGTCTATTTTTTCGTTGCTGGCGTTGATCACGACAGAGTTATCGTGCTGATCTTCTCTACAAAATTTACCGAATCGGAGTTCTGTAGCGCCACCAACTGTACTCAAGTTCTTCGGCATTTAATATAACTCCTGATTTTAATTTGCATACATGAGACCCGCCATTCCGTTGTTCACTCTGAGGATGTTGTAATTTACGGCGTATATGGGATCAATTAAGGGTTTAGATTCACTATGTATTTTAACACTATCAAGTCTACTGAAATTTAAACTACCTGTAGGTTGTAGGGAACTTGCATTTAAACAGAAACAATGTATAAAACAATCTGGTGACGTCACAAAGTTTGTGTGATAATAGCTCTGTACGTCTACAAAATGTGGTTTCGCCCACTTATAAATACCTATATCTGTTCCGTTAATACTGATTTTAATTTTATTATCGACGGAAGTCAAAGTACTTTCCATATTTGTATTTGAACATGCCAAATATTTCACGGGGTGATTGAAAATAAGCTCATGTGTTAATTCACCGGAGGCTATATTCTTTTGTACTTGAGTTATTAGTATATCATGCTGTCGAGAAGCCATTATTCCACGCTCCTCGTTATCTAAATAGTAATAATTCGCATACGCTTCTACGTTATAATTTCCTGCATTTGGACCCCAATAGATGCGTAATTCGACATGATGGTACTGTAAAGACACTAAAGGAATTGCAGATTGAGGTCCTTCACAAAAGAAAAATCTCAAAGGGTAAAAATAAGACCGCGCAGATGCACCGGGGTGTACACCGTTAGAACTCTTACTCACATTCTGAGCGTTCATATCAATAGCTATCTTCTCGGTGTAATCATGATCCTGAACATCAATAACTTGACCTCCTATTAATAATTCTACCTTATCTATAACATCTCCCCAATCCTGTAAATCGACAGCCTGGGTACCATCATCTATGGTAAAATACGTGTATCCTAGGAGGTCTCCATTTCGATCAAATCGAATAGACGACATGGAATTACCATTCACAGATCCTTGTATAGTTTGCTTTTCTATGGATTGTGAAAAGTTAGAATGCCTTTTAAAGGTGGACGTAAAAAACGATATCTCGGGTTCACCCATGATGTGTTCATCTTGGGCACCTAGAGCTATTAATTGTACGATTCCAGAAGACATACTTATTATTATAAAGTATTTTTAAATTATCGAGCATGCAACGCTCTGGAACCTAACATCCTAAATTTTTATTTTTACAAACAAATTTGAAAACGAAAACCGAAGCCGACACATCAGCTGGATCTCCATTTTGTTTATCCAAATTAAAAGTTAAACGATCTAACTTTCGAATAGGGTTATAGTAATATTGACTTATGGGATATTCATTTTTGAACGAAATTACCTTTGTTCCACTTGAAGTCCCATCGAGACCAACGTGGGGTCCTACCACGGTTCCGAAAACCCCGTTTAAGTGATTGTCCTCGCCTAAATTTTGATTCCATTGTGTTTCCGTTCTCGCACGCTGTGAAAAGAAGGTTCGAAGTTCTTCAATACCTATGTGAATAGCCGTCTGTGTCTGAGTACCGCAAGTAAATACTGCCGAAACTAATTGAGCCTGGATGACATTATCCAAAGTTGTTGGTAAATGTACAACAAAATCAGTACCAGAACCATCAACTATGACGGTGTGAATTTCATGATTGATATCTGAAAGAATTGGCTGAGCTGCCATTTATATTAACTCAGATTAAAGTCTAGGCAAGTCCGATGCCATCAACAATTTTGTAGTTGGCGTGGTCGCTCACTAACTTACCACCGCCACATACACCACCGGTGCTGGTAGAGTAAACGCTGTTGCCAAGGCATTCCTCAGTCGATGGAAGGTTGTGAATGGACTCCTCAGAAACAGGGGTAACCGTGACCGGGGTGGGCTGGAACATGCTGGTCTTAGGGGGGTAGAAAAAGGAAAGAGCCAGTAAGAGAACGATAACGATGAGAGTAGTTCGTATGGTACGACGGTTGACGCTGTTAAATTTCATTTATAGTCTACTGATATTTTTTTATAAAGTGCGTTAAAGAGAATAGATTAGTTTCAATATAGAGAGTAATGGACGGTGAAATTATTCTCGATCGAGGAGGTTCTGTTATGAAGCTCGACGATAACGAACAGGCTGTGCTAGATGAAATTCAACTTGATTTTCCGAAGCCTCAAGTCATGCATCGGCCTGGAAACGCTTCACAGATTCATAAAGCACCCCCTCGTAAACACGTATCTTTTCAGGAAGATATAGATACATTCGCCAATCCCATGAAACAAAACGATCCACCCCCGCCAAAAAGCGAAGATCCCATAGATTACGGGGAATATGATGGTGGGGAGCAACAAGAGTCATATGATTACGGTGGTTCTATGGAAGATCAGGAAGAACAACCTTCTCCGGGATACAAGACGGTCGATGAGGAAAAGGCTGATCTTATAAATAAACTCGGACGTTTAGAAAAGCGTGGGTTTACTATTAATAAGCGATTAAACGCATATTCACCTGTAGATGAACTGAGAACGGAGGTTAAGCGTATCACATACAGTATAGACGTAGACAAGTCTATTAAGTTTTCTAGGCGAATGCTCATAGCATGTGTCACCGGCCTTGAATTTATGAATAAACGCTATAACCCTTTCGAACTTCAGCTCGATGGCTGGTCTGAAAACATCATGGAAAATGTAGATGATTATGATGAAGTCTTCGAGGAGCTATACGTGAAATACCGAACGAAGATGCACGTCGCGCCAGAGGTTAAGCTTATCATGATGCTTGGTGGTTCTGCTATGATGTTCCATCTTACGAATTCTATGTTCAAGAGTGTAATGCCTAACGTTAATGACGTTATGAAACAGAACCCAGGCCTGGTTAACAACATGATGAGCGCTGTACAAAACACTATGGCGAATCAGGCATCTGCTCCCGCTCCAGCAGGTGAGCGTCACGAAATGAAGGGTCCCGGGCTCGATATTTCAAGTCTCATGGGTAATATCATGATGCCACCTGGACCTCCTATAAGCACTACCAACCTGACACCACCCCAACCTCCAGTAGACATAGAGGAGGATGACGATATTTCTGATATCGTTTCTGCGAAAGATCCAGAAGAGACTGAGGATGGAGACGTCAAGGAGGTGAAGGTCGGTCCAGCGAAGACCTCTAAGGGAAGACCTCGTAAGAAGAAGGTTGAAATAAATTTATAAACATACTATAAATGATAGGCTATTGTCCGATCGACTTTGATGAGCCGCTCGGACCTCCACAGCCTCCACCTATTAAACAGGAGGTCGTCGTGAAGCAAAAAGCTCAGCCCGTTGCCGATGAAACAACAGAGTGCAACTATGTCGTCATGTTTTTCATCGTCGGGGTCATCGCGTTAGCCGCGATGGATTCTATTAAGAAGTAAACTTGTTTTACCCATTTTAGTCGTGTGCCTAAAATGTGCGAAACAATCATGAATTTTCTAAATCGGAAACGCGTTCCAGTAGGGCGTGATACGCATGTTCCATGACTAATATTCGTTCTTGTAAATTTGTTGTTTTTAATTTTTCACGTTCTACGTCAGTTTCGAGGGTTGCCACCTTCTCCTTTTCTATTGTGAGATCTGATTGGAGGGTTGCCACCTTCTCCTTTTCTACGGCGAGATCTGATTGGAGGGTTGCCACCTTCTCCTTTTCTACGGCGAGATCTGATTGGAGGGTTGCCACCTTCTCCTTTTCTATAATGAGATCTGATTGGAGGGTTGCCACCTTCGCAAGTTCTGGTTGATGACGGTTATGTAAATCTTTTACACCTTGGAGACATACACCTATAAAATTGTTATATCTTAATGAGTAAACATTTCCAGATGATGTCTCAGGATCTTTTACTATAAATTCGAGGTAAGGTATTTTCTTTATATCTTGAGCTATTAAACCTATTTCCCAATTCCAATCTTTACCTTCGGTACCTATGTCTCCGGTATAATTTTCTGTATATTTTTTTTGAGATTTTTTATATTTATAAGGATTTAATTGATTTATCAACTCCAAACAATCAGGTATTTCTTCTTCAAAATGTTTAAGACGATCGTCACTAGGACCGCTGTAAGACCCCATCACAGACAAATTACCCACTTTTAAACCAGCATAACGAATTTCACTATTAGTGGTTGTCTTGCTGCTCCCCCCAGCACCGTCATAATATGCAAAGACCGATTCTGGTTGTGAGTTACCTAAAGTGCCGTTATGATCCAACATTATTGTTTCTGTTAGTAGATAAAGCCACCCATCATTTCCAGGTGCGAGCGTGTAATGACTACCATCATCTGGGACCCATCTACCTTCGTTACCAGTTTCACCTGTTATATTCGAGTTGTCTTCTTTGGGTATGCTATTGTTTCTAGCCGCCACAAGCATCAATCCTGCATTTATCCTAGCATTACAAGTTCCGGTACGTATACACATTAATTGTCGTAGTTCACTATCTCCATAGTTTCCCTGAGACGGTCCAATATGTCCATCCCCATAAGAGCCTGTGGCAGAGTCTCCAAATCCACTGTCACTGATATAATTATGATTAGTATTATTGGTTATGGTTACGCAGGTATGTTCATTGTATTTCTCATAAGGACTGTGCGCGTTTACGTGTTGAAGTTGGAATTCAATTTTAGGTGCTTTTAAACGTATTCTACTACCATACCAATGATTTCCAGTCCAGTGATAGTACCTATTTTGCGGCCATCCAGTAGATACGGGATCCCCGCCGTGAAATTTACTTATAAATAGTTCATGATCAAATATACCATATTGAGTAGTATACCTATAGTCGTACGGTGCATTTTGTAGTCCTAACCATCTTGTCTCTATAGTTGAAGATTGTTCGGTATTAGCTTCACCCAGTCTTCCACCAAAGTGAAGTTTAGCTGGTGATAATGAATTTGTAGTTGAACCTATAGTTAAATCCATACACTTTACAGTACCTTCAAATAAACTATTACCCGATACAACCTGTGTAAGAGGGAATCTATAAAAGAAAACAATACCTTTCCCCTCCCCATTATTAGGTAGCAACCAAGGACTGCCCGGAACCGTACCAGTTGCTAAGTCGTTGCTATCTCGACTACCGTAACATTGTGGGTATGCGGGCATACTAACGGCGCAAATTTTTCCATTTTTAGCAGCGGTTCTCCATCCCGACATGTACCCCCTAGGAACCGGATCACCATAATAACCTTCAGTTTGTTTAACTAACGGTGAAGAAAGCGTCCCTCCGTAAAAATCAGCATCTGTGTCGTGTGTAACTATTATCGGCGAACTCATAAAATATGATTTTCCCGAAAAATCGTGAACTTTTAGAAATTGGAGATGATCGAAACAACTTCCGAATATACGCGATCCATCCTCGGTTAAAGATGTACCCATACCATAAAGACTATTTGTGTGATCATGAATAAATTCGTATCCTTTTCCGTCGGCATTATGATCTTTTAATGGGTCTTCGTAATTACCCGTAATTGGGTTAAATGAATACGTATATATATTACCTTGCATAGCTCGATCGAAATATTGATGACCCGTTTCCGTTGGTGCTGATACAGTTAAACGTGTTCCATCCGCCGATATTTGAACTGTTTGTCCAAACCCTGGAAAAGAATCTCCATTTCGATTCGTTCTCCAGTAATGTAAACCCGTAGATCTTAATGCAACTTCCCAAATATCCCCGGCATTGCCGGATGGGACTATAGCATTATCAAATCCTTTAAGGACTGTTCCAACTTGAGTCACACCCGAAGACCAACTTCCCCCATCGGGACATCTTAATATTCGGACATTTCCGGTTTGAAAATTTGGAAAGAACCAATTATCTCGGTCGTTTATATTGCTGTAACCATCTAAATAGGGTTTTGAATCTGGGGGTACCGTAACTCCACCATATTCTGCCACACCCGTTCCAAGAGTGGTCATTCCATCATTCCATAATTTTCTACATGCAAATGGATGGCCGCCGGATGCTCCAGTATTATGAGCTAATCTCGAACTTCCACACGACCAGCCCCCACCTGTATTTGTACCCGGAGACGATTGTGTTATTGGATTTGATGTAGATCCTCCGGGTCCTGTGAAGTCATAATTTAGATTTCCAGTTCCAGCTCCGGTTCCACCGGTGTAATGTGGACCTGTAGAAGATATAGCATGTTCACCAACCGTGTGGTTTACGGGTCCGGGTGTTGTTGTCCCCATTGCACCACTTGCTCTAAGTTGTACTACTGCCGTACCTGGAGCCCCGACGGCTATATGTTCCCCAAATCCGGACATATCTACGGAATATCCATACCCATTAAATTCTGGGTATAATGTTTGTCGTGTTCCCACACAATCTAAAGGAACATCGTTTACTATAGCGCTATCCGTACCTACATTTGAATATGTTTGTGTCCACGTTGATGTCAATATAGAATGTTCGTATACATATATTGTGTTTACATTTGGTGCACCAACTACAAATCTATCTGCTTTATCACCAGCTATAGATACCGAAAATCCAAATGAAGTCACACCATTACCACTATCTCCGTTTATGGTATGAGTTATACTGAAATTTCCAGTATTAACGTTATAATCTACTATATGTACTGCTCCTACATTAGATACATTATTAACCGTTGTTCTTGGTGCACCTACTATAATTCGTTGACCATCGTAATCCATGGATAGACACTCACCAAACCTTCCACCGGGATCGGGTCCATTGATATAGTTTCCAATTAAATTCCAAGACCCAACACGTGGAGTACCCGAATATAACCAATCATATACCGCTATATAACCTCTACCATTATCATATTCGGGGCCACCACCAACGAATCTATGACCTTCAAAATCGACATCTATACTTCTTCCAAAATGAGACATATCGTCACGACCCGTTATTACACCATAATATTGATCTCCGGGTGTAAACTGGTTCGAGGAACCATTGTAAATGCGTGGTACATTCGCTTTTATAGATTGTTGATAATATCCTGCAGTTGGATTATACTTTATGTCTTGTGAAATCTGTGTTATATCTATATTTTGGGCCGCTGTTATATTAGACATCGACACTTACTAACGTAAAATATATTTTTATGATTAACTTTTTCGTGGCCTTTCAGCTACGACATTAATATTTTTAATATCTACGAAATTTGCTCGTATCATATAAACGTCTATCTCATCTACAACTTTAAGATTTTTTGCTACATACACATTTCCAGCTACGGTTAACTTATCTGCTCCTGTATCATTTATGGAAACGTTAGATCCTATCTGTAAAGTTTGTGTGGTTAAAGCGGCAGTGTTTGCTATCCCCACTGGACCATTGAAATGTATTGTTGATGTACCAGTCCACTGACTTCCAGCGGGAAGATTAGTAAGTTGTGAACCATCACCTATAAAATAACCAGCTTTTACTGTACCCGTTATAGGTAATTCTAATAAATGCGTTGGATTTGAGACCCCTATTCCCACATTACCAGAAGAATAATGAATTTTTCCGCTTACACCAGTTGCTGTCCATACTCCAACACCGCTAGAACCTACATCAGTATCCCAAACGGGTATGGTTCCATTACTTTTTAAAACTTGGCCTATAGAACCTATACCAAGTTTATCTAAAGTATTATTCCCACTCGCGTATAATATATCACCAGTTTGAAAGCCGGTCGTTATAGTGGAAGAATTTGAAATTATAGTCGCCGTTTCAAGATCGGTAATTCTAGAAGAATTATCATTTAAATCTGTGGCGAGTGCAACGCCTGTAAGAGTCGTACCAGAACCATAAAATGTGTCGGCGGTCACATTACCAGCGACCAGCACATTTCCACTCGCTGTTAAAGATGTTGCGGTATTCAAAAATTGTGTCGTCACGGTGGTTGTTGGACCGTTATTTGTGACTGATTGCAGAGTACCAACTTGTCCAGTAGCTCCTGACACACCCTGCCACCCGACTTCACCGGGTGATATAATAGTCAGAACATGCCCCGTTGTTTGTCCTATAGATACATTAGCGGCTTCTATGTTTTGATCCGCATAAATCATATCTCCATGCGCCGTGAGGATAGAACTCAAATCAGCTCCACCACCTCCGGTGTATTTCTGAGTAGATCGCCCAGTTGAACAACCACCCATTCTTATATTTGTATAAGACATTTTCCAGAGGGGAAATCGTCCACCTTTTCTTCCTTTTGGTTTGGAATTTTGAATCCACCTTGCCTGTATACTTTGAGTCGTTTGTTATACATCGCAAAAAATACAGACCAATGATCCAAAATATCGTATATTCGTGGATTGTTCTTTTTACCTTTCGTTTCACGCATGATACGACCTATCGACTGAACTATATCAGATTTAGGTGTTGCCAATATAACAGTATCCAAAGATGGTATGTCTAATCCCTCATGCGCCTGACTAAATGTCGCGAATATGATTTGTTTTTTACTGGATTCAGCCAATTCAGCTTCTTTCATTCCACCCATATATAATCCCGATCGATCCTTAAATCTTTGGTGTAAATATTCACAATGAAATCGACGATCACTTAACACTAAAACTTGTCGAGTACCTCGAGCCGCATCCCGAATCGTAGACATGATGAGTGCGTTTCTATCGGGCATTTCAGTGAGTTCTGTGATCATGGTTGCCAAAGAGAGTTTACCGTATCTAGTGCACGGCGGTGGATCTGTAAATCGTTGACACGTAAATTCCAAAGGAAATACGTCTACTTGATTCTGATTCTCTCGTTCAACTGCAAAAAACGTGGGACCCATGAACCAATGCAAAACCTTTGTAAGACCGTCTTTTCTATTTGGGGTAGCTGAAAGACCGTACACATGTCTCGGGCAAAGTTTAAATAAACTCTGTGAAAAAACTTTAGCGCATATATGATGCGCTTCGTCTACTATGAGAGTACCTATACTATCAAAATCTTCGAATGAATATTCTTTTAACGAAAGTGATTGCAACATGGCGATGACAAAATCACAATTTACTTCCTTTTTATTTTGTTGAACTATACCTATCGTAGCTCCGGGGCAAAATTGTTGTATGCGTTCCTTCCATTGGTTCGCCAAAAATTCCTTATGAACAACAATCATAGTTCGTAATCCTAGTTTACATGCTATGGCCAGGGATACGGTCGTCTTCCCGAAACCGCAAGGCAACGAAAGAATTCCATGACCAGCTTCGATAGCTTTTCTGAGTGCTTCATTTTGATGTGTTTCATCTCTTAGTGTTCCCTTGAATTTAATTTTCATATCGTGAGGTACGGGACGGATGTCATTTTTACACGGTCCGTATTTTTCTTCTGCATAAAATCTTGGTACGCATAATCCAGATTTTGCTTTCCTAAACACCTTAAACGGTGGAGGTGCAACACCAAAATCTGCATTAACGATCGGGCGAACCGTTAATTCTTTTTTAATCTCGGTGAGTTCAGGAACTATGTACCCAGTTCTCGTGAGACTCATTCATTAAATTGATTTTTTAACTTTATATAGGATAACTTCCAAGTATATCCACTATAATCTTCATATGTCCACTTACCCATAAATGACACATCAATCTCAACTTCATCCCCCTTTTTTAGACTTTGAACAGGTACACCTTCGAATCGACACATGACCCTGTTGTATCTATAAGGAACCTTTATCGTGAGTACATGACCTTCGAGTGGATCGTCTACATGTCTCGTTGTGAGTTCGTGTCTGTGATGAGAAAACCATACACGTTTCATGTCGTAATCATTTAAAAGAACTCGTATGTATCGCTTATTATTGTGTTCATACATAGGTGTAAAAATAGATACTTCGAATCTCATTTATAGTACACTAATTTTTAAACTTTATTTAGGTTTCCACTTAAGGAAACTTGGAACTAAAAGTAAGGCTCCGAGTAAAATGATAATATCGATCATGAAAACTTTCTTTTTAATTTCTGGACACCAGTTTTTGAAATCTTTTATTTGTTTAGATTCCTGAGGTTTAATCCAGTGATAAAACATGGCGAGATATGTGGGTCCCATGTTTCTTCTACAGTCATACCAATGATCGTAATATGCGAGTAAAATATAAGGAAAGTAGAGTAGACTCAGGAGTATCCATTTATTCTTCTTGGGAAGAAACCAATATCCACCAGCTAAACCCAACGTGAACCATATACACTTCCAGTTCACGGATGGTTTTGCGTCATAACAGGTTTCATCTTTTTTTTCAATGTCCATTTTAGAATTTATAAAGAAAAAAAATCTAAAATTATTTTGAGATATTTTTCAAAAAATTTAAAGAATAAAATTTATTTCTATTAAGTAAGAAATGGCACTATGTTTTTCACAAGGTGTTACACCAAACTCCATCAAAACATCTAAACGCAAGTATCAAACATGGAAGTTTGCTGGCGAGTTTCTTATACGAAAGTCTCTGACCGAAGACCAAGCATCATTGGGTCGTTGGACGCGGGATAGATTGATAGACCTCGGTCCAACGTTCATCAAGCTCGGTCAAATAGCTTCAGCGCGGTCAGATTTGTATCCTATAGATTTCATAAAACAACTAGAATCTTTACAAGATGATGTACCACCAATAGAAAATGTAATGTCTTGTGTAAATTTAGAACACTTCGAATCATTCGATGATGTACCATTTAAATCAGCTAGTATAGGCCAAGTTCATAAAGCAAAGCTTAAAGATGGAACTGATGTTGTTGTAAAAGTAAAGAGACCTGGTATTTATGATATCATGAAAGAAGATACCGAAACTATAATGAACATCGTCGAATTTTTAGAAAAGATAGGTGTTGACACGGGAACAAGTACGAATTATGTGCTAAAAGAGTCGGTGGAATATTTACTGAACGAGACAGATTATATACGCGAAGCCGAAGATGCTACTACGTTTAGACTCGCCATGGAGGAGGTGGAGTGGTTAAAAATTCCTGGTGTGTATCGTCGATTATCTGATAACGACATGATAGTGATGGAATATGTCGAGTCTACAAAACTCACGGAGATAGATAATCCAAATATTAATAAGAAAAAGGTATGTGAGGCGCTCATAAACTCATATCTTATTCAGACTATGGAAAAGGGGTTTTTTCATGCCGATCCTCATCCGGGTAATCTTGGATTTTCACCCGATGGAAAATTGGTTTTCTATGATTTTGGATTGGTGATACCCTTGTCCGAAGAATTAAGGGAAGGTTTCAAAGACCTGTTCGTATGTATAATAGATCGAGATACAAAGGGTATAGTCGAAATATTGATACGATTGGGAGTTATCACACCCACCACGACTGATTTGAGCGATATCGAGCTTTTTTTTAAAACGACGCTCAATTATCTGGAAACTTTGGACGGTAAAAGTGTGAAAGATGATATACTAAACGACGATATACTCATATCTTTAGCTCAAAAGAAGCCGTTTATCATACCAACATCATTCGTGTATTTGGCTAAAGCATTTTCAACCGTAGAGGGGACCTGTGTTGCTTTGGATCCAATGTTTACGTATTACGAATATCTTGAACCTATGATTCAAGATACGGTGGAAGATGCCATAGACGTACGTAAATTACTGTCAACGACACTGGAGATGCCCTCGAGGATAAGAGAGATTAATTCGGCTGTTCTCAACTTGGAAAAGTCGAGAACAACCATGAAGCGATCTATGGAGAAAACAAGGCGGGAAGTTCAAAACGTTCAAAACACAATGTTAGCTACTATAATGGCTACAAGCATGATTGAGCATGGTTATATCAATGAATGTGTATTTTTTATTTTTGCTGTAGTGTTCTTTACTTTTCGTAAAAATCGATAGATTTCTTTGTTGTTGTAGTTGACATGTCTGTATTCTTGTCTGTAAAAAACTTTTTGTGATCATCAAAGAGCTTCTTTGCCCTTGTTTTCTCTTCATCTGCGATGTTCTTAAGCGCGTCACCGATCTTCGAAAGTTCAGATTTTCGCTGATCAGATACGTCCTTACCAAACTTCTTAAACCTCTGCTGCGTGGACATCATAATAGTGGGGCTAGAAAGAATTGCAAACATTTATTCTATATTGATATTTTTATCTTTAAGTCCTAGACGCTCCAATTTTTCTTCAAATTCTCGGCGCTCCCCGGGCGATTTTATAATCTCCCCGTGTTTGAGAGCTCGTATTTCTGGACCAGTTAATTGAATTGCATCTACTCGGAAATCTATGAACGCTTTCATAGAAATGGGTGCGAGTGGTTGCACGAGAGTATACATAGCCCTGGCGTATTCTTGAATTTCTTTTTGAGCGTGAGAATCCATTCGCAAATGAAGATAATGCATGAGATTATGAAGGTTTATTTTCCAATAAAATTCAGTATATGTCGATTGAGGAAGATTTCCCCTGGCCTGCTCTCTGCAAACTCCTTCTTCGAGCAACTTTTCGTAAATATCAAAAGAGTTTTCCAAATGTTGTGAACCCGCTTCGGTTAATTGAGCATCTACATCAATTTCACCTTCGGAACCCTGATGATTTACCTTAGATTGACCCCTTAGTGTGTCGGGTTTATAATATTCCTTGGGAACAATCGAGTATCTTGCCGACATTTCATTTACACTCGCGGTACGATGACGAAGGTGTTGACGCGCGATATAAATAGGCATCTTAATATGAAATTTAAATTCCACCATCTCGAAAGGAGTCGTGTGCCAATGACGCATTAAATATCGAATAAGTCCAGTGTCTCCGCGAGAAGTCTTCGTTCCCTCTCCGTAAGAGACCCGAGCGGCCTGAACAATTGAGTTGTCAAGGTTTTCCCTAGGCATAGTGTCAACAAGTCGTACAAACCCATGGTCGAGTACGTTTATTTGCATTTGAATTATCAACGGTCCATTTCTTTAATCAGATCATCTATGGATCGATAATACCTTTTGAGATCTTTCATAAATCTTTTATTATTCTCTAAACATTCACACTCAGGACTATTTTTATAAATCCATGCGAGATTACTCTTAGAGTATTTAGTGCGTTTTTGGTTTTCGTTTGGCTTACGTGGCACGAGTTTTTTCACCTCTTTTACTTTTTTCTTAGGTTCGACTCGCTTTGTGAAACTTATGGCTTGCATGATAGTGTCTGCTAAATCGTCCTTTTTCTTAGATTTCATGAAAGTTTCTATCCAGTGTTTATTTGTATCATCCCTACGCAAAAACGCTTCACATCTTTCTATGGATACCTTCTTACGTTTCATATATTGCGCCTTTCCTGGTCCAACAACATCGGGTATTTTGAATCTCGCATCATAAATTATAGTTTCAGATTTGGGTGCTTTTATCACAAAATACGCGTGTAAAAAATGTTCGACCATTTTCATTTTTTTATTCCGATCAGGTTGTTTCTCTATCAAAATAATATCCGATTCGAGAACCCAAGGTCTTTCATCTAAATGCTGTCTTAATGAAACATATACACCATCCTTATGCTCGGGAGGTATTCCTGAAACGTCCCAATGCGTGACTAAATTAGATGTTTCATTAAATTGGCATATGGCCAAATTTCTGATTCCCACATCTATACTCAGAATCATAAATATAAAGAATCGAAATTCTTTAAGCTATGAAGAGTAAAGTGAAAATATCATAATTAAAAAGGCAATTAATATGACTGCTAATATAGCTAATCCTACAGCTGTTAATACACTGTTATCCGTGTCCGGAAACATCTTTTTCCAGAACGGTTGATCGTCATCATCATTAGCATTATCATTATCATTTTGTTCATTTTGATGCGCGTTATAACATGCAGCTTTACAATGTTCATAACAATCTTGATTGGATATACTACAAAATGGTTGATCTTCGTATATCGTTAAATTGGGAAATTCTTCGCGAGCACTTTCCATAGTAGTGTATTTTAATTCGTCGTAGCCTATTCTACCATAATAATATTCCGAAAAATTATGTGGTAAACATAAACTTACACACCCTTTCACATTATCACTTGCATTTTTATCTTTCTCATCTCCTTCGTCCATCAATAATCCACCTAATAACATAGCTAAACCCGCTAAACCTAACGCAGCTTCAAGCCTGTCGATCCGTCTTTTCAAAGCCGCATCTGCATCTGCATCTGCATCTTTAGGACGTTTTGTGTTCGCACTCTCATCCAAGTTCTTTTTAGATACGATTGCATCATCTGCATTTTTTAGTAATCCATCAACCTCATTTCGTTTTATAAGAGTGTTGGTCAGTGATTCATCTATATTAGTGGATATATCGGATACTTTAGTTCGACTTGTTTTGGCAGCAGTTTCGATTTTTTTTGCACTTTCTAGATTATCTGCAGCATTTGCTAAATTTTTAGAAATTTTAAATGCACTGGTACTAGTCAACATAAATGAACCATCTGGAAGTTTAAAACTACCATCGGCCATTTTAACAGCTTGTCCATCTATGACAGTATCATCCGGTAATTTAAATTTTCCATCACTAGTCTTGGTAGTTCCGGGTGGTAAATCAAAACCACCACCTTCACCATTTATTCTATACGTCCACATATTTGGTATCTGGGCTCCGGTATCGCCATCGATTTTTGGTACTTGGTACCCACCATTTTTCAATTTAATAGATCCATCGGCCAACTGTCCGATAGCGTCTTCGGGTAACGCTGAATATTTATATAATCCATCAGCTGTGCGGAACGCATCGGCGGGTAAAGCTTTATGAAAGTTTCCAAATTTAATATAATACAGCCCAGCCTGTAAATACGATCCATCAAGATATCTAACAATGGAAGCTGCCATCGTATTATTATATTACTTATAAAATAATGAGAGTTAAACTTATAAAAAGTTTACACCCTGAAAAAAAGTTCACTGCTCTTTTTCAGGATGGCTCAAAGGTTCACTTTGGTGGTAAAGGATATTCAGATTATACCATTCATAAAGATCCTTCACGTATGCGAAGATATTTAGCTCGTCATGGGAGAATGGGTGAGACTTGGAGTAAACAAGGAATCAAAACGGCTGGCTTTTGGTCAAGGTGGCTTTTATGGTCTAAACCATCTTTAGATGAAGCTAAAAAATTAATGACTAATAAATTTGGAATTATATTTAATAGATAAATTACACACTATAATCTGCAGCCAATTCATTTAAAATTGATGAATCATCTTTAACTAATTTAACATATTGTTCAGCTAATGTCCCCTGTTCACGAGATGAACTTATATGAGCAGTCGCCGAGACCTGTGCTTCTAGAGCGGCATTGTAAAACGCATCTAACACAACTTTTGCATCTTTAATTAATTGTAAATATTCTAAAGATTCCGTGTATGTGGTACCTGGATTTGTAATTTCAGTATAAGTTTCACCTATAACTTCATTTATACGTTCTATACTCGATTCTGCATTTCTTATTATATCGTATTGCTGCTGTGCCATATTTGCATATGTTTCGGATGATAAACTTGCCTGTTCGGCGAGCTGGGTATTTTTTGCTATTTCTTGTTCCAAAGTATAAGCTTTAACCTCTACAGCGTTCATTTATATAAGCCGAGTTAAAAAAAATCATCAGTTCTGTACAATTTAGCTTGGAAATTTGAGTCATTACCCATGACGCTAACAGATTCATTACCATAAATTTCTTGGCAGCCTATATCATCCATACAATCTCTATCACCCATGGAAACAGGGAGAGGATATATTTGATCTCCAGATGTGGCAGTGTAGTAGTGATAACGATCACGCCTACCTCGAACCTCTTTTCCATATAAGGGGAGCGTTTCGTTATTATCACCAATCAGGACGCCCATTTGTTGGACGTGTCCGGGTTTGTACTTTTTAATAGGGGGATTCCTAAATTCTGGTTCCATTATAACTTCCCTGGGTGCGTTCATCTCTACAGGGACAGGTACTTGAACGACGGTCTCTTTCGGGTACATCAGAAGATATACCACAGCCGCGAGAAGCGCAAATATAATGAAGGTCGCAACTTGAGGATTGAGCTTCTTTTTCATTTATAATAGTCTTAGAAATTTATCGAACTTATAGTATGGATAAGAAAAAAGTTGTAAAGTTACCACCCGTGTGGCATCCTCAGCAAGAAGTTATCCTGAAAACATGGGGTGAAGCTTCAGCTTGTTATAGATATATGCACAATCATGCATATTTAGTTTTCAAAAAACAGAGTATGCGATTTACATTACCCGTCATTGTTCTTTCGACGATAACAGGTACGGCGAACTTTGCACAGAATTCGTTTCCAGAAAATATGAGGGGTATGGTTCCGTCTATAATTGGTGCAATGAATTTAATCGCAGGTATCATAGCCACTATAATGCAATTTTTGAAAATTAACGAATTAATGGAAGGATTTAGAGTTGCGTCTTTGCAATATGGTAAACTTTCACGTACAATTCGTTTAGAATTGTCTCTTCCTGTAGAAGAACGTTCCATAGATGGTACGAGTATGATCGAAACGTGTCGCGCAGAGTATGATCGACTCATAGAACAATCCCCACCTTTACCATACTTCATCATTCAAGCGTTCGAGAAACAGTTCCCCGAAGATACCGAATTCTTTAAACCTGAGATATTACACATTCAACCCATAGAGACATTTATGAGCGAATCTGAAATGAGACATGAATTAGGTAAAGAGATAGAGGGTATTCGTCGGGTGAAGAATAAAGAGTTAGAAAGTATTACAGTTGTGCAAGATATATCCGATGAGTCAGATAAGCCAGCATCAAAAAAACAATAAGATTAAAGAGTAAAATACTTATAACGTAAGGGTACACCTTTCGTTTAATTGGTTCTATAACTTTTTTATGAAGCGTGTCATTTTCCAAAAAAATATCTAAGGCTTGTTCAGTGAAATCCTCCGACATGGATGCCTTTGTTAAAATACTTCCACAAAAAAAAGATCCGACACCCACGCTTCACACAAAAGAAATCCAGAGATTAGAAGAATGCGTTAAAAAAGGTTTGAATGTATTTTTGTGTGGTTCTTCTGGTGTGGGGAAAACATTTATATTGGAAAAGGTTCTGAATAATTCAAATAGTATAGAGATACATAGTGAACTCTTTCAACGAAAGAGTACATTTTTAGATCTCATAGGAGAGACATCTTTTCATATATTTATAGATGGATACGACGTTAATGTATATGGACATAGACAGCTTATGGAAAGAATAAATTCAAAAAAGGAACCATTGACGACGGGTTCTGTGGTATTCGTTTCAAATTCTGTTCATATAATACCTGGATTTGAGTTGATAGTCGTACCAAAACGAACAGCGGATGAGATAGCATCTCTTGAACCTGGAAATCCTCGTTCGAGGTTAGCCGCTGATAAATGCAACGGAAACATTCGTGATTTTTATCATTATATTAATAAGTCAGATGAGAAGGATGTTTTCAAAACCTCTAAAGATATACTCATCGAAGTTTTGTGTCGCAGGGGGTCATTTAATATTTCACAAACTATACACGAGAGGGGACACGTCATAGATGTTATACATGGAAATTACCTGCGATCCAAAGGAAGTAATGTAGAGATTATTTCAGAGTCGTTATCGTTAGCGGATGTATATGACGCCGAAATATATAAAGGGGAATGGGATTGTGTTCCATATCATACCGCGTCTGGTATAGCTATTCCTAAATATCATTTGGGTGAGTTATTGAAACCTGAAGAAATACAACCCGGGAGTACGTGGACAAAATATGGAAATTTTAAGATGCGATTGCAAAAAATACAGAATATTCAACACAGGAATACTACAAAAGTTGGTATAGAAGAATTGCAAATTTTAAGAGAGTATGCCAAAGCTGGTGATTTTGAAAAGTGTTTAAAGTATAAGTTGGAACCTGGTGATTTTGACGTTATGAATCATTTGGCTCTTCATAATAAGATTAAAACGAGCGAAGTTATGAAAGTTAAAAAGAAGATGATAAACGTAATAAATGAGCTCTGACGAAGAGAGTGAAGACGAGACCCAAGAAATCGTGCGCGTCGTTGGGTGTGACATCTATTTTTACGGTGACATAGATCGAACCAATGTTTTGGATTTTACAGAAACCTTTAAAAAGTTGGAGATCGATTTGAGAAAAAAGGCTATAGAACTTCCAGGTTATGACCCTGTCATAACCGTTCATATATGTAGTGATGGTGGTGATGTGTATGCAGGTATGGGTGTCATGGATATGCTACGACGTGCAAATGTGAAGGTGCATACGATAGCCGAAGGTACGTGCTGTAGTGCCGCCACGTTTATGCTTCTTGGTGGTAAGAAGCGAATGATGGGAAGGCATGCACATCTATTGATTCATCAACTATCATCGGGATTTATGGGTAAATATAAGGATTTGAAAGATGAGTTGAAAACGTGCAAAAAAATCATGAAAATGATGAAATCTTTGTACGAGTCGGAAACGAAGATTCCTAAACCAAAGTTTAAGGAAATGATGTCACATGACGTCTATTTAGATTCTAGCGAATGTCTCAACTACGAGATCGTTCACGAGATTGTTTAATAGTAATATAACGATTATACATATAAAAAACTCCCCCTATCAGTATAATAATACTTAACGTGTTCAGATTGAGAGGTACGTTTGTGAGCGGAGGAGCCCTAAGTCGCTCCATCTTCTCGTAATTTACAACCTGAATCATATCTTTTATTATTATAATGGATACAATTTTTACCACCGATAAAAACGGCAAGAAGCGCTACCTTGACATCCGTGTTGAAGAAATCAACAATGTTTGGTGTATCGTAAAGGCTACTGGACAAGTTGGTGGTAAAGAAACCAAGTCCGTGACCGAAGTTCCACTCGGATATGACAGTGCCATGAAACGTGCTAAAACCGTGTGGAAGAATGCGAACACCAAGGCTACGACCATTCTTCCCATGTTGGCGAACAAATGGGAAGATCGCGAGAAGTACATCTCTGAACCTTTCTACGTTCAACCCAAGCTTGACGGTGTTCGATTACTAGTGTCTAAGGATGGTGGTATCTCGAGGACTGGAAAGATTATCCCTGGAACTGAGATTCTTGGTAAAGGTCTCAGTGAAGGTCAATACGTCGACGGTGAGGCGTTTGACCCTAATCTCTCATTCGAGGAGCTCACGAGCACTTTCAAAACGGATCCTTTGAAACTCAAATTCTATGTGTTCGACTTCTTTGATCTCAGAGCTGAAGCTCTCGCCAGAGATAAGATGACGTTCGAGCAACGATGGGAGTATGTCAGAGATTCTATCTACAATCCTCATTACGAATATGTCAATACGACGCTCGTAAAATCCAAGAAGGATCTTCCCAAGGTGCATAAGAAGCACGTCAAGGAGGGTCATGAGGGTACGATGATCCGTGATCGCTTCGGTGTCTATGAAGTTGGTCAGCGAAGCAACTACCTTCTCAAGCACAAGGATTTCCAGACCGAGGAGTACGAAATCGTTGGTGCCACAACAGGACACGGTCGAGATGCAAATTGTGTCGTCTGGACATGCAAAACAGAAGATGGAAACATTTTCAGTGCTCGACCGGAGGGAACTCTCGAGGATAGAGAAGACAAGTACATGAACAAGGAGCAATACATAGGAAAGATGCTGACTGTGCGATTCCAGAACTTGACCGACAAAAATGTTCCCAGGTTCCCAGTCGGGGTTGCGATTAGAGACTACGAATAATTTGTTATATCCATGTAAATGAATCGGATTGCTATTGACGTCGACGAAGTTCTCGTACCCTTTGTGAAACCTATGGCCAGGTGGAAGAAATTAAGCATGCCAAAGGAAAAATGTAGATATTTATATCGAGATATGTTTAATATAACAGAAAGTCAGTCTCGAAAAATGGTACGAGAATTTTACGACTCAGAAACGTTCGATACACTTCAACCCATCCAGGATTCACAGTCTGTTATTCGCCTCATGCGCCCTTATGTTGATAAGATGTATATAGTAACGGGGCGTCAGGATTGTGTTCGTGAAAAGACAGAGGATTGGTTGAATTTTCATTTTCCCGGAATGTTTGATGATATCATATTAACGAATAGTTTTACTAGTTTTGAAATACAAAAATATGATATATGTCATTCGCTCAATTTAGATACTATAATAGATGATAGTGATATGACGTGTGGTGTTTGTAAACATTGGGGTATGGACGCTATACATTTTGCTGGACACGATGGTTCACCTTACGAATGGTGTAATGTAGATGATATTAGCGTTCTGAGTTGGATAGATTTATATAAAAGTTTACCGATTAAATTTATGGATCGTAAGTAAAGTTATTTCTTTTTGGGTGATTTGGATTTTTGCTTTTCACATGCTTGACGACACCTATAGCCGCGGCACCACCAACCAGGTTTGCTGCTATAGTTCCTATACATACTGGACAGGGCATTTATACTAACATAATAAATTATTTCTCAGGTCATAGTAGATATGTCCACACGTACCAGAAATACGAACAATACACGCGAGCGAAGTGTTGTTCAAAATGGTAAATCACAAAATAATATTAAACGCAACCTTCTTAATAAAAGGGAAGCTGCTGGTCGTTTAACATTTCCAGTAAACGTGAAACGAAACAATACGAACAAAGTAAATAACAACACGAATACGCGAAATTCTGTTTTACTGAAAAATATGAATAGAGAATATTTACAATCGTGTTACTTAAATACATACACAACTCTCGCGTATGTAGCTGGACAGGCTAATATTTCTGATGCCGTTTTGGCCAGATACATGCTATCTTTCGAGACTTTGTTATCTAAATTAAATGGTAAATTGACCTCATCTAGAGAAAAAACGTTAGAGGAATTGTGGAATAAGACTCGTAATTATGAAAATAAAAATAATTTTTCGAATAATGCCAACATCGAACGTATTTTGATATATTATAAAAATGTTATGGAAAATGGTTTTGTACAACAAGGTAATTCGAAGATTGCATCTCTAGCCAGGAATCTTAAATAAAATATCAGTAGAATATAGATGTCACAAAATAAAACTATATGTGAAATTAAACCTACATTTTTACTAGGTAAACGTAATGAAAAAGGTGGTCTCACTCTAGGTGTACCTCTAGTGTATAGTGGATTAATGGCAGATCACACTTTACATACATCGGATGGGAGTTCCCACCCGTCGCAGTTGGTGGTATCAGACTATAAGACAGGTGCCCCCTCTTCACTTGTAACAGGTGAAAATGCTCCGTTGATTTCTCAAAATCCCAACATAAATGTTACGGTTGGTAAAGGAAGAGCTGGTATGAATATAAAGCTCGATCCTGATAGGGTGAAGTTATTGAAAAGTAAGTACCCATCTATAAGAAATTCTTCTCGGTTAAATAAATTCTTTATCCAATCATTTGCAAAGTCGGGAAATGCGCCCACCGTTGCACAATATGCCAAGATAATGAAAGCTATTCAAACTAGAGGTGCGGGAAAAAACTTTCAAGGGAGTCCTCTTGAATATAAGCGCATTTTAGATTATTTTCAATTTACTCTCACACAAACACTCAATAGGAGTAATGGTAAATTATTTTTATACAGACCCAATGTACACAAGATACACGAAAATCTTGATTCATTTTCTAATTATAAAGAGGCTATAATGGCTTCGTACAATTCTCAAAACGAGAATGATTTTTTGCTTTATAATAGAGCTTATTTCGCCACAAAAGACCGTCCCGCTGCTT